ACGTAAAACACCCGGGTGTTTTACGTTTACAGTTGCGGGGGCAGCTACGGATTACCGACAGCGACGTCTTTACCGTATTCCCGTCTTAGCTTCCGATGCAAAAATCGGAAGAACCTCGAACACTAGATATGGTACGCGATATCTTTGGTTGGTCAATATGGCGCAAATGACAATCTGATGGCTGCGATAAAGAAAATGTCAGCCTAAACGCCGCTTTTTGCGATCTCGGAGACAGTAAGGTGAAGGGGTGGCGCAACAGAGTTGCGATCGAAGTGTTGCCGGTATGCCACGCCTGCCTTCTCACTTGGAAAAAAGAAGAAACTTTTTCCGTCGCAAAACGCCACTTTTTGTGATTTCGCAGAGAGTAGTATGAAGGGGTACGAAATTCATCGGCCTAACATCTGCCTTTTCGTGCCACGCTGCAGCGTACTCTTACGACAGAGACCCCACACCGTCTCAACTCACCAACAGGTGAGCCCCCTTTTTCATTTCACCAATCGGCGGGCCCTTCCTTCCCGCTGGTCCAGCCCATGGCGCCGCTTGCGGCAGCCGGGAAAAGTTTCATGGTCTGCTCTCCTCGGACCTCGCCGGGACACAACGTGTAGGCATGGTAGCCTTGCGCCCGGCACCTATTCGGCGACGCGAAGCGCCGAGTTCGCCGGTCTGTGGTCATTCCTTGCCACGGGGCCGGCACCTATTCCGCTCTTATGAGCGTCACCCAGCTGCGCCAATTCGGCGTGGCTTTTTTTATACCCATCAATGTTGCGCAGAACGCGCATTTGGAGGTTCGATGTTTAAGACATCCGACATCGCCGCCGCATGCGGCGTTGATCGCGCCACTGTCCGCAGTTGGTTATCCCGATCGCCAGGCTTTCAGGTTGGCACTTTGGAAAACGGAGCGCGTCAGTTCGACCGCGTCGAAGCGTTGGCGCTGGTTATCACAGGCGAGACGCTGAGTAGGCAGCTCGGAACGCCGAGCGAAGTTCTGCCAATCGCCGCGCTGATTGCCGGTGGATCTCCAGACCGAACCGTCTGGCTCTACCGGAAGGACGGCAGGCTCACGTTCTCCGAATGGCAGCCGGACGTGCCCGCAGTGGCGATGCCGCTCAGCGCGCTCGATGCCCGGCTCTGACCCACCCCTTGGTCGGGTCCCTCTGGACCCCTGCCGGGCCTATGCGGGCGGGAAGGCCCGGTCTTTGACTAGGTCCAAAAATTTCCAGAACCGCTTTCCTACTTGTCTACCTCGGCCGCAACTGGCGGCCTTCACCAATGGACATAAGCCTATGGGTTTGCTTGCATTTATGCGCAGTCGATTTCGGCCTCTTGAAGGTCAAGGTGCGCAACCTGCCATTATAGGGACTTTCCCAGTGTCATCACTTCAAGACATCCGTACCGCACTCGCGGAAATCGACATCCCAGCGGCGGAGCAAGCGCTGCTCGACGCTGAAGCCAGCCGCGAAGACGTCCTTCTCGTCGGAGATTACGCCGAAGTCATTGCTGCCGAGGCGGAGATCACAAAAGCCCGCATCGACCGGGACCGGGCCATCGCTCGCACCGCTCAACTCGAAGTCCAGCTGGCTGAAGCAATATCGGCCGACGCGCACGACGGCATCCGACAGCGGCATGAACAGGCAACCCGCCTTGCCGACGAGGCGACGAAGGCCATTGAGGTCGAGTATCCGAATTTCGCCATCCGGATTATCGATCTTGCAGACAGGGAGCGCCGCGCCGACGAGGCCATCGCCGCCGTGATGGATGAAGCAATTGCCGCCGGCCTTGATCTGCCTGATATCCCAACTCCTTCTTCACGGATCTGGGCGCGCAAATATCTTAGTCCGCGCACTTTCCGCGAACGCCTGTCTCTTCCCGAAACGGACGGAAACCCAGCCCACGGTGCCGCGTCTCGCGAAGTGACGATGGAGGCCGCCTTCGCACTCGGCGGCGTAGGCCAGCCGCCACCTGTCCCTGTTTTTCAGTGAGATCCCATGACACAAATCGCTACCGCCGTTAGGGCGGATGAGGCCGACGATAAACAGCGCCGGTCAGCGCTGATCGGTGCCGCCAGTTTTAACGAGGCAGACAACACCATTGAAGTCATCTGGACGACTGGCGCCGCTGTGCGCCGGTGGTCTTGGCGATCGGAGCGCTATTATTCGGAAGTGCTCGAAGTCACGCCTAAAGCCATCCGGCTGGACAGGCTGAATGCCGGCGCGCCGTTCCTTAATACGCATGACGACTCGGCGCTCAGCTCGGTTATCGGCTCCGTAGTGCCTGGCACCGCCCACGTTTCTGGCGGAAAGGGTTACGCCCGCGTCAAGCTTTCGCGCGCCGCCGAAGACGCGGCGATCGTCGAGAAGATCAAGGACGGCATCATCCGCAACATCAGTGTCGGCTATGCCATCCACAAGGTCGTCAAAACTGACGCGGATGGTGACGGCACCGATGAAGAATGGCGCGTCGTTGACTGGGAGCCGCTGGAGATCAGCGCGGTTCCGGTCCCGGCGGACGCCGGCTCTCAGATCCGTGCCGCCCCCGATGAGGACGGCAGGAGCGACCGTGCCGAACGTACCAGAACAGCAACAATCGCAGAGCTCGCCAGAGAACTTAACCTGGTCGATATGGGTCTGCGCGCAATCGAGGACGGACAGTCCGTCGAGGCATTTCGCAGCGCTTTGCTGTCAGAATTAGTCAAAAGGGAAGCCATGCCAATCGACAATCGTACGCCTGCATATGCCGGCGAGGAGCACCACGAAAAACGCGCTGTCGCAATGCGCGAGGCACTCATTCATCGTGCAGACCCGACGCGCGAACTAACCCCCGCCGGCCGCGAATACCGCGGCTTCTCGCTGCTGGATATGGCGCGCGAGTCGCTGGAAACCCGTGGCGTAAAAACGCGCGGCATGGGGCGCGAAGAGATCGCCCGCGAGGCGCTTGCGCAGCGGTCGAGCGGATACCATTCCACTTCCGACTTCCCGACAATCCTTGGTAACGTGGTCAATACCACGCTGCGAGCGGGTTATGAAGCTGCGGGCCAGACTTTCCGTCCGCTGGTGCGGGAAGCGACCGCCGCCAACTTCAAGGCCATCAATCGTGCTCAGCTCGGTGAAGGCCCGGCTTTTGACCGGGTCCCTGAATCTGGCGAGTACAAGCGCGGTACCGTCGCTGAGGGTAAGGAATCCTACAAGATTGCTACCTTCGGTAAGGTCATCGCCATCACTCGTCAGGTCATCATCAACGATGATATGAACGCGTTCAGCCGCATTCCGCAGCTGATGGGCGGTGCAGCCGCTCAGCTGGAAAGCGACCTTGTCTGGGCACAGATTCTTGGTAACCCGGTGATGGGCGATGGTAAGCAGCTCTTTTCTGCTGATCACAAGAACCTCATCACCGCGGCGGCTCTAAATGTCCCGGCGATCGGCAAGATGCGCGCCTCCATGGCCAAGCAGACGAGGCTGGATGGCAAGACGGTCCTCAACATCGTGCCCCAGTTCCTCATCGTGCCGGTTGAACTCGAAACGACTGCCGACCAGCTTCTGAACGCAGTTTACTACCCGACGGATTCGGCAGGCGTCGCAACTGGATCGATGCGTAAGCTGCAGATCATTGCCGAGGCTCGCCTCGACAACGGCATCAGCAACCCTGCTGCCGTCGCTTCCAAGATCGATGGCTCCACGACTGCCTGGTATCTGGCTGCATCGCCGGCGCAGGTCGACACGGTTGAGCTCGCTTACCTCGAAGGTAACCGCGGCGTCTACATCGAGACCCGACAGGGCTTCGACGTCGATGGTCTGGAGGTCAAGGCTCGCCTCGACGTCGGCGCGAAGACCATGGATCACCGCGGCCTCGCCAAGAACGCCGGCGCCTAATCTTCAAAGGGCGGCCAAGTGCCGCCCGACATTTCCTCGGAGAAAACAATGAGAAATTACATTCAGCCGGGTGACACGCTGTCGGTGCCGGCTCCTTACGATGTTGCTTCCGGTGGCGGCGTGCTCGTCGGCAAGCTGTTTGGCATTGCTACCGGATCGGCCAAAAGCGGCGAACAGGTGCAGATCAAGCGAACGGGCGTTTTCGAACACGCCAAGACGGCCGCACAGGCTTGGACGCTTGGTGCCGATATCTACTGGGACGACACCAATAAGGTCTTTACGACCACGGCTACGAACAACACGCTCGTCGCCAAAACCACTGAGGCAACTGCCAACCCATCTGAGGTTGGTCAAGTAGTTCTGACCACCTCCCGAAAATAACACCCCGACATCCAGCTCACCATCCTCACCTTTTCAGCCGCCTCTGCGCGGCTTTTTTCATGGAGTCCTCAATGACCACCATTCCACTTTCGAAGCCGGTCGAACACGCTGACGTCACCTATTCCGAAATCACTTTCGACGAACCAACGGTCGGCGATCTCGCCGCTGCGGATCTCGTAAAGGGCGAAACGCACCAGATGCTAGCCGTCCTTTCCAGCATGTCCGGCGTGCCGATCCCGGCGCTCAAGAAGATCAAGGCAAAGGAGTTCGCCAAATTCTCCAAAGCGATTGATCTGGGAAACGCGGCGGAACCGACTGGCGAATAGTCGCTGGCTTCGTCGCCGCCGTGCTTCACACACCGCTCGACGTGATCGAGCGGTGGCCGCCTGACAAGGCACTGGCCTACTTCGACACGGCCACCGAAATCCATAAATTGATGGGAAACGGCATTGGCTAATTTAAACTCAACCCTGAGGCTGTCACTTATCGACCAAGTGACAGCCCCCGTTAAGCGCGTGAGCGGTGCCCTGTCGGCATTTCATCGCCAGACGATGGGCTTCGCGAATCCGTTGCGCGGTGCGATGGGGCAGATTGCTGCCTTCGGCGGGGCCTACATCGGCGTAACCGAAGGCATCAAAAGCACCGTTGGCGCCGCGATCTCGTTCGAATCTGCGTTCGCTGACGTTCGCAAGGTTGTTGAGGCCTCCGACGAGCAGTTCGACAACATGCGCCGGACGATCCGGCAGATGTCGACCGAAATCCCAATGACGGCCAACGATATCGCCGCGCTTTTCGCAGCTGCTGGTGAATCCGGTATCGCCACCAACGAGCTCAAAGAGTTCTCGGAGATGGCGGCCCGCGTTGGTATCGCCTTCGATATCGGTGCAGCTCAGTCTGGTGAATACCTTGCCAAACTGAAGACGCAGTTGGGAATGTCTGTTGCCGAGGTTGGTTCACTCGCGGATGCGATCAACCACCTGTCGAATAACATGGCTTCCAAGGCCGCTGATATTACGGATTTTATGCTGCGCGTCTCGGCGCTCGGCAAGATGGGTGGCTTCACCGCTGAGCAGATTGCAGGCATCGGCTCGGCCATGATTGCCGCAGGTGCGCCGTCAGAGGTCGCTGGTACGGCGATGCAGAACGTCGTGAAGGCGCTGACCAGAGGCAACTTCGCGAAGAAGGACCAGCGAGAGGCTGCCAAGGCGCTCGGTCTCGATCTGCCGATGATTGCTAAGCAGATGCAGAAGGATGCGCCCAAGGCGCTGAAAACTGTTCTCAAAGCAATCGCCAAAGCGCCGAAGGATCAGCATATCGCTATCCTGTCGCAGTTCTTCGGCGATGAGGCGAAGGCGTTCGCGCCTTTGATCGGCAACGTCGCTCTACTCGACCAGGCGCTGGATAGCGTCAGCGACCGTACAAAATATGCCGGTTCAGCGTTCAACGAGTTTGTTGAGCGCTCGAAGACCACCGGTAATGCGATCGAACTTCTGCAGAACAAGATTTCCAATCGGTTCTGGCAGATGGGCGACCGTATGCTGCCCACCGTCAAGGAAGCGGTGGCTGCCATCGGCAGCGTTATCGACACGCTGGATTCCCGGGTATCCGTCTTTGACAGGATGGAAACGAGCATCATGGGCTTCGCGCAGGGGCTCGGCTACAACGGCGTCAAGGAAGTTATTGCCGATCTCGGCGACCTCCTTTTCGGTAAGGTCGATGGCTCTGCTGGCGACCAACTCGGTCGGCTGTTCATGCAGGCGAAGGAGTGGGGGCAGACAGTCCGCGAACTGAATGCGGCGTTAAAAGATAATCCGATCGTTCAGTTCATGGCCGATCTCGCACCCTACGGCCTCCAAATCATGGTCTGGGGCGTCGGGATTGCATTCCTCGCCGGGACGATCCGAAAGCTTGCGGCAGCGCTGATGTTCCTAAGTGGGGCGTCTACGATTGTTGCTGCGGTAAAAGCTGTTGGGTCGATTGCGGATGTGCTGTCCGACGGTAATCTACGTCCAGGCGTGTTGATTGCCACTGAGAACTGACCCGGTAGCACAGGATATTTCCATCGAGAATTGACCCATGTTTGAACCTTGCCCTGCGTGTTTTCAGCGGGGGCTACGGAGTGATCGACATGGC